GGCGTTTACGGGCTGGATTTGTGCCACTGCACTTGGGTATCATTATATTCTACAACCATTGCTGACTTTTGTCTTGTATTCATTTGGACACACAATAGAATTACCAGTGTTTGATATGACTACATTAACTACAGTATTACTTGGGATGCTCGGTCTTGGGGGAATGCGTAGTCTAGAAAAGGTAAAAAGGTCAGCCTAGGAGGCACCTTGAAAATAAAAAAAAGAGGTATTGTAATACCTGATACGCATTTTCCTTTACAGGATGATGCAGCAATAAATTGTGTAGTACAAGCAATTGAAAAAATAAAACCAGATGTATTTGTAAATCTGGGTGATGTTGGTGAATGGGAATCTGTATCAGCATGGAGGTATAAAGATAAGAAATTACCACCATTGGAATATCAGATTCCTATAATTGATGAAGATGTAAGATTAGTTAATGAGGGATTAGATGTTTGGGACAAAGTTCTTAAAGAGGTTGGATGTAAAGAAAAATATTTACTCCAAGGTAACCATGACCTCTGGCTGGATAATTTTGTTACTAAGTATCCCTATATGCATAATTACAGTTTTAAAGAAGCATGTAAGATAAAAGAAAGAGGTTATAAATACACAGAGTATAATCTACCGATACAGGTAGGGAAATTAACTTTTTTCCATGGAGCATTTGCTACTACTTATCATGCTAAAAAGCACCTTGAAACATATGGTGAAAATGTAATTTATGGGCATACACATGACTTACAGAGGCATACACAGACCAAACTAGGTGGAACTATTGGAGCTTGGTCTTTAGGTTGTTTAAAAGATATGTCTCACGAAAATAATAAATGGTTAAAAGGCAGATTACATAACTGGGTACATGCATTTGCAATAGTAGACTGGTTTAGTAATGGACAATTTAAAGTTGAAGTTGTTGAGATACACGATGGAGTTACAAGTGTATGGGGAGAATTAATAGATGGCAGATCTAAATAGTGTTGGAAAGGCGGTAACATCGAATAAGATAGGTAAACCTTTAGTTGGGGTTCCTATTGATAGTAGAAAAAACAGAAATCTTAAGAAAGGAAAGAAATAGTGGCTCAAAAAGCTGTTTTAAATGTTAGCAACTATAGCGGGGGTTTAAATAACCATACTAATGGTAGGGATATTGAAATGAATCAATACCAAGATATTGATTCACTATCTATAGAAACACCAGGTAAGTTAAAGGTTATGGGTGCTACTGCTGAAGAGGGAACTACATTAACTATTACTGATTCTACTTTTACTCCAGTTGTTGGTAATGGGTTATTCTATTTTAAATCAGATAAAGACCCTGAACAAACTAATATTGCTACAGATAACACTGAAATGATTTTAGTAAATGATAGAGCAGACCATGATATTAAAATATATGACAAAACAGATAGTGCATATTCAGCTAAAACAATTGATTATGGTCCTGCTGCTTCTGATGTTGAATTTACTGCAATAGATGGAGATGTCAGAGTTACTGCTACTGATTTTAGTAGTGATACAACAACTCCAAAAGTATTTACCTTTATTAATGAAAAGTTTGATTATGGAAATACTAGCACTTCTAATGGTATTCCAAGATTAGACAAAACTGGATGGTATGAAGATACTGCTATTGTAGATAAGCCATCTGACACTGAAATAGAGTTAATTCATAGAAACGATTCAAATACAACACTTATTCCTACTTATGCAGATAGTGGAGCAACATTATCAGGAGCTATATCTGGAACAGGTGCTATCACTCCAACCGTAAGTAATGGAAACAAGTTTACAGCAGGTGGATATATACAAATTGGCACTGAAATTATGCACATTACTAGTATAAGTAGCAATACTTTAACTATTAATGCTGGGGATAGAGGAAGATTTGGAACTACTGCTGCAACTCATTCAGATGGAGCTACTATTAATTATGTAAATAGAACTCCAATAAATCAAGAAGTAATAAGAGTTCCTTATGGTGCTGTAACACATTCAAATAATACTGGTAAATTAGTTGTTAATTTCTGGGCTGGAACTGAAAATAGAAGTAATGGAACTATTCCTAATGATACTGGAGATGCTTTATCTGGAACATGGTTTAATTCTGCTTATGATAAAGTAAACTTATTTGTTCAATTTGAATATTTAGATGGACAATTAAGTGAAGTAGAATATAAGTCAACTATGCAATCACCAGAATCTTTGGGAGCAGCAGCAAAGTATAAATTATATTGGAGTATGTTTGGACATATTCCAAATAAAACTCGTTTAAAATCTATGCATATATTATACAATGTAACAAATGATGGCTATATTGGTATATCTTCTGATGCAACAAGCTATATGACTGCTATGCAAGGAGTTAAGTACAAATTATTAGAAATAGACTTAAGAAAAGGTTGGAGAGTCCCAGGAGCTGAAGAATATCAATCTTTACATGGAGTAACTGCTCCATCTACTGCTGCTCAAAAGTTTTATGCATGGCCTATGAATTTAACTACTGTTGGAACTAGTGATGCAGGTTATCACATTCAATATGGAGGTTTAAATTATGGTCAAGGATATGAAGACCCGATAACAACAGAGATTGCATTAGAAGTAGAGCCTTCTATATTGGGACAAACAGGAACATCTTATAAAACTGCTACATTCTTAAACAGAAGACTATATGTTGGTAATGTAAAATATAAAGACCCAGTAACTGGAGAGTTTATGAAAGCTAACGATACAGTGTTTAAATCTGATGTTAATGCTTTCGATACTTTTACTTTTGATAATAGAATTGAAGTTGAAATAAATGATGGAGATGATATCATAAAATTAGAAAATCTAAATGGTCGTTTATTGCAATTTAAAAAGAATAATTTATTTGTTATTAATGTTTCAAGAGGAGCTGAATTTTTAGAAGCAACATTAGAATTTAGAGGAGTAGAAAAAGATTACCATGTTTGTAAGGGTGAAGGATTTGTTGCTTGGTTTAATAGATATGGAGTATTTATTTATGATGGTCAACAGGTTAGAGATTTATTATTAGACCAAAAAGGACAAAAAAGACTTGACGATTGGCAAACAAATTATTATAACATTAATAGTGTAATAGGTTATATGCCAGAAACTAGAGAGATTATTATTGTTAATAAGAATCAAAAGGTTTTATTGTTTGATATGAAAGCAATGGCATGGTCCTTTGGAAGTAAAAGATTTACAACTAATAATAATACCAATTTCATTAATTTAGATAATGGAAAACTATGCTGGATGGAAAAGGTTAGCAGTGCATTAAAATTAAGATATTTTAATCCTGCTCCTTCCAATCTGGTTGGTAGTACTGATACAGATGAAATAGCATTAAAAACTAAAGATTTTACTTTTAATAATCCTAGTATTAATAAAAAGATAATTAGTGTTTATATGAACTATAAAAATGGAGACGGTGTAACATTATATGGATTTACTGATGGTGCTGAAGAGATTTTAGCAAGATTAGATGGAGAAAACGAAACTGATTTTAAAACTTTAAGAGTTAATATAAGAAATGCTAGAACAGAATTTTCTGATGAATCAGTTTTTAACAATGTAAAGAATTTTGGATTAAGATTATCTGGTACTGGTGTAGCAAGTAATTTTGAAATTAATGATATGCAAATAGTATTTAGAGAAAAGAGTGTTAAGTAATGAAAGATGTTAAAGAAATAATACTTGATAGACTTAATAGAATTGAACAAAAAGGTAGAGACAATGAAATGCAGTTAGAACTTCCTGATAAAGTTTATTTAAAAAAACCTAAATATAATGAAGGTGTATCTGGTGATAAAAAAATTATAAAAGAAGGAACTGATGTTTATCAATATATAAAAGTTAATAAAGAATGGTACAAAGTTAAATTGGAGAAAGCATAATGGCTATAAGAGGACATCATGTCGCAGTTAAAGCAGCAAGAGCTGCAATTGCACAAGAAGAAATGGAAATGAAAAGAGATGTAGAGCAAGATTGGCTTTATACTGGACTAACAGCTGGTGCTGCTTTTGGAAGTGTTTTTTCTCCATTAAAAAAATGGTCAGATAGAAAATTTGGAGAAACTGATGGTTTGTTTAAACTATGGAAGGATAAAAGAAACCAGGAACCAGAACCAGATGTAGTTGTCCCACCTTATAAAATATCTGATGAAGACAAAAAACAAACAGACCTGGAATCTAGTATATATAAACCTTCAGGTGAGATTTCTGTTAAAGACACAGTGACAGATATAGACCCAGTAGTAGCTAAAAAGTCTTTTGATTCAGAACAGCAAAAACTGGATGCAGATTTAAAGAGTGGAAAAATTACCAACAAGGAGTGGGAGGATGGACAGAGAAAATTAGCTGAACAATATAAAGTTAAACCAACTGTTACGCCTGCTGACCCATTTCCAAAGGATAGAGAAATTTTAGATGGTGCTGGAGAAGCTGTTAGGACTCTTATGCATCACGAACAATTTAGTTCAACTACATATTGGGATATGACGGCTCATAGAGGAGGATATGGTAGTGATACAATTTCCTATCAAGACGAAGCTGGGGTTTGGCAAACTAGACCTGTAGTAGAAGGTGATGAGTTTACTAAAGAAGGTTCTGCATATAATCTTAGAAAAAGAATTGAAGAAGAATTTCTTCCTAGAATATTCAGTCAAGGTGGTAAAGAAACTAAATTAAGCAAAGAAGAATTTCAAAAGAAGTTTGAAGAGATGCATCCTGTTATACAGGGAGAAATTATAAGTCAGGTATATAATTATGGACATATAAAAGGACCAATAGCAAAAGCTATTGTAGATAAAGATTATATAGCAATGGCTAAATATACTTCTGAAGTTATGGGTTCACATGGTCCATATAGAGATGCATCTGGAAAATTAGTTTCAAGAGAAGCTGCACGAGCTGCAACATTGGGTGGAGCTCCACCTCCAAGTGATTGGGTTCCTGCAAATCAAAAGAGAAGACAATCAGAAGCTGATAAAATTCTTTTATATGCTAATGCTCCATACCTTCCAAAAGGAAAAACATGGGGACTTGGTTATAGTCCACCAAATCTTGAATTAGGACCTGCAAATATGTGGCAACAAGGAATGAGAGTAATGAGTTCTATGTGGCATGACCCTGAGGGGACTAAGGAAGAAATAAGGAGAGTTGAATTTGATAAAAATGCGATGAAGAATTATAAATTTATGGCTAAAAATAATGTAGGAGCATCTGGATTTATCAATTTGAAAATGAAATTAGCCCAAAATAGTGCTAATTGGATGGTTGACCAATTAGATTGGATGGATGCTAAGATAGAAGAAAATAACTTTGGTGGTTTAAATCCTACAAATTATATTGGTCCAACAGCAAAAAAAGCTGGACAAGCAGTAAAAACAGCTTTTAATCAAATACTTGAATCATCTAACCCTGGAAATCTTTTAGATGGAGAAATTACAGTTGAAGATATTTCTGGAATTATGGCAAATATGGGTCGTGGAGATGGAAAACCATTTGGATATAATATAAGAAAAGATATGTATCAAACAGTTATACAAGATTCTCCTTTATTTTCACAAACACAAACTGATAGTTTAGGTACTACCAGTAGTCCTGTAGCAAAAAATAATACAATAAAAGTTCAAGCTAGATATGCAGGTCTAGTTGAAGAAATGATACGAGAAGGTACAACTTCTAAAGAAATGATAAATGATGCAATTAAAAATGCTCAAGCAACAGATGATGCTGCTGAAGAAAGAGGGTATAATAGAATGTATCCAGAGTACGAAGGAACTGATTTAGTAGAAATTGAAATACCAGAATTTACAAATTTAGAACAAAGACAATTTGTTCAACAATGGAAAGAGAGTAAATAATGTTACCATGGTTTGCTAGAAAAAAAGACCAATTTATGGAAAAGCTTTTTGAACATATTAAGCTTAGAGAAGGTTATAAACAAAGTGTTTACTTAGATATACTAGGTAAACCTACCTGTGGTATTGGACATCTTCTTACAAAAGAAGAACAGGAAAAGTATCCTGTAAAGTCTTTAGTGCCAAAGAGAGTTATTGATGATTGGTTTAAAGAAGATATTAAAATAGCTTTAGATGGAGCAAGTGAACAAATGAAATCATTAAACCTAATAGATGAAGATTTTAAAATAGCATTAATATCTGTTAATTACCAGTTGGGTGCTAGTTGGCATAAGAAATTTCCAGCTACATGGCAATGTTTAAAACACAAACAATATGATGCAGCAATACAAGAATTGTTATATAAAAATCCACCTGATAAAGAACCTTCTAACTGGAAAGAGCAAACGCCAGTAAGAGTAGAGGATTTTGTTAATGCAATTGAAGAAATTAAGGAGAAAGTATAATGGCTTATGGAAACCAAGATAAAGTAAAAAAACAAGACAAAGTAGAACAGGGTATTGAAGAAATAATCGTAGGAGATGAAGTTTTAGAAAAAGGTGCTAAAACGCCTGCTTCTAAACCTAAAAATCCACTTACTGGGGAAGTAAAAGAAATGGCAGAAGAAGATTATTTTGTTGGCCCACCTACAGAGTTGGAGTATGATGAATCTCAATTTGAGTTAGAATCTTTGGTATCTGGAGTTTATCAAGCTTATGGAGATTCAGTAGGTGTAGATATGGTAAATTATTATAAAGGTTGGGATGATGTATGGAAAAAATCTAAATCAATAGGAGAAACCCATCCTGCTTATTTTATGATGAAATCAGCAATAGAACCAGGAAATCCTAATGCTAGAAGAGATTATGAACTTTCTTTAAAAATGCTTGATGCTCATAGAGAAAATGTTGACCCGTATCGTTATTTAAATGATAATGAAAGAGCCTATGCTCAAGGGTGGATGGGATTACATGGAGCACCAATGGACCATAGGTCACATTCTCAAAAAGCATTTGAATATAACTATGATACACAATTTATGTCAGAAGAAGGACAGCAAATGGAAGCTTATAATAAAGAACTAAGTTTAGAAGTTGGAATAAAAATGAGACCAATGCATACAAAAATTATGATGCTTAAAAACAAAGCTGGAGAAAAGTTGTTTGGAGCAGATGTGACATATACTGACTCTGTAAAAGATTCTACAGGAGGAGGATATTAATATGGGTGGTGATGGCGATACAAAGACAATTAGTCCTTTTTTAGCAACTATGGGAAAAGCAGCTCCATGGATTGCTGGAGGATTAGCTGTTGTAAATTATTTTTCTGCTAGAAAAGCACAAAGAGAAATGAGAAATAGGTTAAGACCTATTGCACAAGACCAAATGCAGCAAGTTGTTGACGAAAGAGGAGAAATTGTTTCTGAATATGGACAAAAAGCAAAAATGGCAAGACAAACTGGAGATTTAGCTATGGCTAGACTGTATGATGCTAGAGAAGCTAAATACCAGCAAAGTCAAGCAGCAGTAGGACAAACATCACTAAGATTTGGTAGTGGTAATATACAAGCAAGTAATTTATTAGATGCTTATAATATGCAAGGTGCAATGCAACAAGCTCAAACTACTTCTACTGTTACTGGTTTACAAAATCAGCTAGCAAGTGAATTAAGAGGTCTTGATGCATCCGCATTAGAATTAAAATCTATGTATGCTAAACAAGGCGTAGGATTAGACTATAGTGCAACAAACATAGATGCACTTAAATATGTATAGGAGATACAAATGGCAGAATATGATATAGTAGCAGCAAGAACGAATGCTTTAGCTAATTTAATAAGGGCATTTAGTCCTTTATTAGAACCTTCTCATGCTGAAAAACAAGCAGATTTGCTTGCAGCTGAGATTGAAAGACAAAAAGCATTGCATCAGTTACAAATGGACCATGCTGATGATGCAAAAGCTCTTAGGAACAGAGAAGCAGAACTTGATTTAACTATGGGTTTAGACCAATGGTCTGCTGAATTTAGACCAGAAGAAGAAGGAAGATTTGGATTTGATTTAATTGCTCTTCCTGGTATGAAAAAACAAGGAAACCCTGGTGAGGTAGTAAGGTCTTTTTGGAATCCAAAGAGATGGATAGCAGGTTCTCACGATGGAATGGTGAATGCTTTAACAGTAGCTTGGGGTGGACCAAAAGCAATACGAGGTGCAGTAAAATACGGTGGTCCGCAATTATATCGTATAAATAATAAGCTTTTTAATAATAGATGGACTACTGGAGCAAAGCTTAAGGAAGCACAACGACAATGGGCAAAACAGGGTTTAAAACCAGGGAGTTTTGAATGGGAAAGAAGAACCAGAATCTTTAAAAAGATTGATGTGAGTCAAGCAGCGGCTGGTAAATTAACTCAAGGACAAAAAAACATAATGAGTCTTATGGAAAAAATGTCCTTGTCAGGTGCAGTAGCTAAAACTGGATGGACTACTGGAAAACAAAGAGCTTTAAAAGCTGCTATGTTAGGCGGTGGACCTGTAGCTGGATACTCAGCACCTCATGGTATATTTTTTGATAAAAATCCTAATGCTGAATTTAGAAATAGTTATTTTAAACCTACAGTAGTGGGAGATATGTTTGAAGCTTATGAAACAAAACTAAAAAGAGAATTAGACACTATTAAATTTAATAGAAAACAAGGCGTTCCTTTAACTCAATTGGAAAATGCGTGGTTAGTTAAAGCTAAAAAATTCTACTCTCAATCTAATAATCCATATTTAAATTCTGAAATATATGTTAATTGGAGAGCAGGAGAAAGTTTAGATACAGGCTATTCTGGACACATGCTTGGTTCAGAAGTTCAGGAAAGATGGAGAAGAATGAATGAAGAAATTGCTACTGGAATATACTTTTTAGAAAATCCACAAGGTAAATAAAAATGCAAAACTCTGAGTTTGATAGACTTAATCGTCTACTTAATGTAGGCTATTTAAAACCTCAACATTACTTTGATGCAGCTTTTAAAGAGTATGCTAGAAGTCCTGAATCTTTTTCTATGGAACAAGTTGACCAACTTGAGAAATTATCAAAACAAGCAGGAATTGATTGGAAGCCTTCTATAGATGTAGAAGAAAATAAAATTGTTGGAGTATTAAATCAATTCACATCTGGTATTGCAGAAGGTTTTACTACTGTAGGTTGGGCTGAAGACCCAGATAGCACAGTAGAAGGACTTGCTAATAAAATTGGACACTTAATAGGGTTTGCTCCAGATATTGTTACTGGAGTTTTAAGCTTTGGTGCTAGTGTGCCTATATCTGCCGTAAAAAGAGCTACTGCAAAAGCTGGATTAACAAAAGCTGCAAAAACATGGGGTGGTTGGTTAGAAAAAGGTGCTGAAGCAGTTCCACTATTGTCTAGAACAGATAAAATGGGAAAAGTGGGACTTCGTTCTATTCCATTAAGAGTTGCTGACTTTGTTGTAGATAATGCAGGAGCAAAACTTGGTAATGCTAAATTATTACAAAGCACATTTATTACCAGAAAATTATCTCAAAGTGAAGATTTTAAACATATAGCAGAAGAATCTGCTAGATTAGGAGTAGCATTAGCTGTATCTGCTCGTAAAGAAGGACCAGAGGGGTGGGCTGATGCTGCTATGCACGGTGCTATGGCTGGTGCATTTTTTGGTGGATTAGGAAGATATGTTTATCTTGGAAAGTTATTAGGAAGCCAAAATAGAGCTTTAATGACTAAAGCTACAAAAGAAATTAGAAAAACAGCTGATGATGTAGCAGCTGAGATGGAAATATTAATGGCAGATGGAAGATTGTGGTATCATGGAGGAAGATTATACTCTAAACCAGGTACTCAAGTTCCTAAAGCTGGGGATATTAAAAAGGCTCCTAAATTTGAGGCAAGGTCTGAAGCAACTGCCAGTGGTTTATCAGAAGAGCAAGTTGCTTTTGCAACATTTATGTTAAAAGGCGGTCTTGGTGCATCCTTTACTGGAGGTATGGCAACAATGCAAAGAGCTCCATTACCAGACCAAGTATATGAGTATTTATTAGGATTTTTCTTTGGAGCAGCTTCACGACCAAGAGGTGATTGGGAAGCAACTAACTGGCTATTAACTAAAGGTTATCCAGAAATGGCAAAACAAGCCTATAATCAACATCCATTAAAACCTGAAGTTGTTAATGGTAAAATAGTTTATAAAGATAAAGGTTTTGTTGATTATGACTATAAGAAAATTGAAGGCTATAAAAAATTAGATTCTTATGCTAAAGATTACCTTAAAAGATGGGAAGGTAATCGAACAATGGATATGTATAATAAGAAAAAATTTCCTGAAGCATTAAATAGAAGAATTGTAGAAATATTAGAAGACCCAGCTTATACAGCAGAAAAAGCTAAAAGAGGAGAATTGCAATTTCTTAGAGATGTTATTTCTAATGAGGTTGAACGATTTAGAAGTGAAATAGCAGAAGTAGAGCTAAAAGTAGATACTATGCTTCAAGCAGTAGAAAATACTGATATTAGTAAAGTTAAAGTAGCAGACTATATTGAGGTATTTGATATACATGGTAAACCGTATGAGGTGGAAGTAAGAAGTATAGATTCTAAAGGTAAAATTAAAGTTATAGATAGAGCAACTGGTAATGTTCATGAATTAGATGCTCTTGATAGTAGTTTTACTACAATAAACTATTTACATAAAGATTATCGTTTAAATTTAGAGCAAGATGTTTTTGGTAAAACAGAAACATTACAAAAATTTAATAATAGAAAATTATATGACCTAACTCTTGAAGAGTTAAGGATATTAACCAATGATTTGCTTTTACTTAGAGAAGGAGCTACTTTTGTTATTCCTTTT